GGCTTATAAAACGTTATTGCATTTCTTGCCTGATCGCCTCCTCCTAAGTTTTCTGTACTTTTAAGTTGGTTTTCTCTAGTTCTTGCAGTTTGGCCACTTGGCAGACTGCGACCACCTTCAGTGTTTGTGTTGGGTGTTTGAGTATTAGACGTTGTACTTTCTTCTACCCCAGCAATGTCAGAGTACAGCCACATTTTTCCTCTACGTCTAGAGTGGGCTGCTGTAACATCTGAAAGGTTATCTAAATTACTTGGGTTTAAAGGTAAACTCCATTCGTGTGGAGGTAAATTAAACTCAACACCATCTGTTGTAAGCTTTCCTTCAGATTGAGGGTATTCTTTTTTAAGACCTCTTACATATTTTCTATTTCTTACTTTTTCATCAATAGGTTTATCTGGTAACGGTAGATTAAAGTTATTAGTAAAGTTGTCAGGACGTAAAGGTTGAAACGCTGGCACTTGAACAAGAGTTGGTACACCGTTTATTAATACAGTTGTAGTTGTTGTTGGGGCTTGGAAACTTGATTTAACTGATTTACTAATATTTCTATTTGTGTTAGATGGTCCGACACCCATTATTGTGTCCTCGCTTTGCTCTGTAATGCTTTATCATTTAAAGATCTTTCAAGGTCATTAGCTAAAGACTTACCATCAAAAGAAGACCCTTTAGGTATAATGATTTCTACTTTTACTCCACCATAATTAATTACACTACCAGAAGCTGATCCAGACATGCTTCTAAACAAATTTGGAAATATAGAGGTTAATCTAGAAAAGAAACCACCTCCGCTATCAGAATCTGAGCTTCTAACCGTATTTACAACAGAATTACCAGAAGATGTGTTTAGTCCAAGCTTTTTAGAAGTATTCCACCAAGCATCCCAATCGGTTCCTTGGTTTGACATTTCATAACCAATCATTGCATTTTTTAATGGATCATAAAGAATATCATTACTAGAAAGACCAAACTTCTTTCTACGAGCTGGCCCTAAGTCTCCAAGCATATTAATTTGAAATAAACCGTATGATAAATCTCCAGTACTTGCATCTGGGTTTAACTCACCAGGTTTTCTTGCAGACTCTTGTCCAATAACTCTCATAGCTGTTCCAATTTGGCTTCCTTTAAAACCAACATGGGCTAATATTTCTTTAACTTTTGCAGAATTCATTCTTCCTTCAGAATCTAAATCTTTATTAGACCATTCAGGGTGTGGGTGTTGGTGGACGTAACCGCCTTCGTGTCTAGCTCCTGCCATACGTAAATCATTATTAGAAACAACATACCCAGAAGCATTTGGAATAAATAACTCAGGACCAGCTTCTCCTACAAGATAAGCATTTTTAGAATTAGCAGAGCCGCCTTTAGCTCTAGGCGCTATGCTATCAGTAACACCCGCAAGCACTGCTGGTAGAGTAGCAAACCCAAGCAAGGCATTTAATCTTGCTAAACTTTCAGCAAGAACTCCTGCAGCTTCATTAGCTTTTGATAATCCATATGTTTCAGCTCTAGCTGTTGATTGAACCATGCCCATATCAGCAGCAGCACGGTTTGAGGCGCTAAGCATTCCTTCTGTAGTAAATCCAAGTTTTAATAAATTTGATTTAGTGCTTACATCGTAAGCTGAAGCTCCGCCAGACATTGCTTTTGCTATTAAAATTGAAGCAATAATGTTACGAGCTAGTGAGTCGTCGCCAATAAGTTGATTTAATAAAGAATCAAGTGATCGACCTGGAAGTAAGCCACGTTGTATATCTTCTTTAGTTATAGGACTACTACCTATTTTTTGACTATTTATTCTGTTCCAAATTTGATCTGCTATTGTTCTAGGATCTTTTGGTCTTCCAGTTTCTGGGTCTGTAACAGAAAGGCCCATCATTCTTGCTCTATTTAGGTTGCATAATCGAATTAAATAAAGATGTTGCTGTTTTTTCAAAACCAGCTCCTGGAACTAGATTTGACATAGCTCCAGCACCTTGTAAAAAGGAACTAGCGTTTACATCACCCATAATGCCAAAGTTACTTCTGTAAGATAACTGGCCAATACCAGCGTACACATCCATTGGGTTAGTTATTGTTGAGTTTCGTGCTATCTCTCTTGTGAATTGGCTAGCCGCGTTGTATCGTCCTGTAAGGCCAGTTCCGTCAACATCTCTAGCAGGCATAGTCATTCCAAACAAGCCAGGTTGACCTTGCGCACCTGGTGAAAACATTCCGGCTAACCTAGTATTTGAATAATTAACAAAGTTAGCCTGAGTAGCGCCCGGCATTAAAGACATCGCTCCAGCAAGGCCTGAGACAGCTAACCCAGTAAATGAAGGTCTTCCGTTTTGGCTACCACCATTTGCAAATGGCGGATTAACTACATTTTGCGCTCCGTATGGTGGCACGCCTGCGCCACCATCAGTTTGAGTTAAATTAGTAAAGGTAGGCTTAGGCATAACAGTGTTAGAGCTGTTAACAATTGCTCCACCACTGCCCCCTCCACCAACGTCTTGTAGGCCAGCTTTAACTGCGTTAGCAATTAAACGTCCTAAATCATTGACGTTTGCCATGTCACCTCCTACTTACGCTTTGCTCGGTCTAACCAATTAAATCTATCTCTTCTAGATAGTCCTCGTATATCTGACAAAGACCATCCAGTAAATATTCTGGACAATACCTCGTATTGATCCATTAAATCTCTATAGTTGTTTTCACTATACTCGAAACAAGTCGGCCAGGTTCAACGGAAGACTCATCTTTTCTCCGCATGCCTCACAGACCTTTTTCACCTCCCCAAGGCGTGGACCTGGAAGGTTGTTCATTATGTTATTTAATAGAGTTTCTCTATCAATAATTCCTAGTTTAAGTACAGTAGAAGCTCCAGCAGATGGAGTACCGTTTATAGATAGTAGGCATCCTGCAATAATAATTGTGTTTAATTCAGCAGTAGTCTTATCCAAGTTCTCCATAATCTTTCTTTGTAAAGCACCATTTGGAAGAGTGATTACGGCAATCTTTTCATCTTTAAGCTCTACGGTCCAAGTTCTTCCATTAGACTCATCAAACTCTTTTATTGGAACGTCATCTACTAAATGAATAGACACATCTTTTGTGTCATTACAGCTTCCACAAGTTACGTTTAAATTAATTGTTTCTCCAAACGTTACTCGTCTAATACCAAGAAGAATAGCGTCTCTATCTCCAGACACTAAAGAGTCTAAATCTTCTTTAGTTACTGAGGTATCTCCTAAAGATACAAGTCCTCTTTGTAGTATGACATTTAATGCTTTTCCAGAAGATCCGGCTTTAGATATAGCCTCTTCGTCTACACCATTTAATTCTCTAACTTCAGCTATTTTAATTACTTCTCCTGTTTTATTAAGAAACCCAGTAACTAAAGATACTTCGTTTTTGGCAGGGGCCCGCGTGTTAATAACAGAGGCGGGCTCCTCCATAGCTTTACTTGCAAATCTTGATACCAATTCTGCATCGGTTATGATCTGAGGTTGTGTCACCTTTTATACTCCTTATATATTAATTAGATTACTTTATTGGGGTAAAGTCGTTCTTTACAAAGAATGCTGACAAGCCCTCATGGACTAGCGTCATATTCTCAAATAAGATTTCCCCAGCTCCTGCGTTTAAGTCAGAATAGTTTAATGAACTAATCCAAGCGTTATGTACTTTAAATCCAACACGAGGAACATCGTCTACAGCATTTAATGCGGTTACAGAGTTTCCTGCGTTTGGGTGATCTAACACGTATAGATTTACATCTACACGGAAGCTCTTGTTAGGGCCTGTAGCTAAACCATTTCCAGCAGCTGCTGCAAATAGACCACGTACCCAAGTCATTGCTTGATCATTTCCGTACATAACACCTCTTTGGAAACTGACTGGTGAAAATGTAGTCATTCCAGGAATTTGATGTACGGTTGTGTTGTATCCGCCTTCACGGTATGTGAGGGCTTGAATGTTTGTAGATAAACCAGCTACAGATGTAAAACCACCAAACCAACCGGTTGATTTACCGGATACTGGTGGCGTTTTTGAAGCTGAGGCGCTAGTGATACGACTATCAAACGCACCCCCATCAACTGCATTGAACTCCGCATAGAAGCGAAAGCTTCTAATTGGGTCAGTAGCAATGCTGGAGAATCTATTGATTATGCTTTCAGTCATTGGTTGTTTTCTCCTTACGCCGTAGTGACGGTGGTTCCGCCATCATACTGACCAATTTTAATGATTACGAACTCAGCTGGTCGCTGTAATGCTACACCAATCTCTATATTAACTTCTCCGTTATCAATAGAAGTTTGTGAGTTTGTAGTTGCGTCACACTTAACAAAGAAAGCTGCATCTGGTGAAGAACCGGCTAACCCGCCTTGTCCCCAGAACTGTGTTAAGAATGAAGCACAAGTATTAGTAATTTGACGCCACAATCTAGAGTCGTTTGGCTCAAAGACTGCAAACTTAGTTAAGTCACTTAATGATTTGCTTAAGTAAATTAAAGTTCTACGAACTGGAATGTATTTGTCAACATAACCTGGCTTTAAGGTTTTAGCACCCATTACAACGATACCAGCGCCTGGTATTGCTCTAATAGCATTAACTGGTGCTGCGGCTGAGTTTAAACTATCTAATTCAGAATTAGATAATGGGTTAACTCCAGTAGACCCAGCAATACGAGCGCTTAATCCCGCTGGAGCTTTAAATACACCTCGTGAAGCATCAGTTGAAGCGTATAAACCAGCAACTGCAGCTCCTACGTTACCTGAAGTTGACGCATTTGCAATAATTGGATCTGGTATTCCAATATTTGGATAGTAAACAGCTGCGTAAGAGCTAGATGTGTAAGATGCTGCTCTAGTTAATTGATTTGCAACTGTATCGTTTAATCCATCAATAATTAAGAAACCATCTTTTCTTTCTTCGCAATACTGGATTAAAGTATTTACAGTAGAGGCATCTACATATCCTGGAGCATTAAACAATAAAGAAGATTGAATTAAATCAAACTCTTCAAAAGAAGCTAATACGTTAGCTCCAGTTATTGCAGATCCATTTAAACCACCAGTTAATGGTTGATTAGTAATAACAGCTGGGTTTTTAGTAGCTCCTGTACTTGAAGAAGCAGAATCAATTAAAAGAAGATAATTTGATTTGCTGTTAATAAAGTTAGGCGCGTATCTAGCATCTGGATATGACATAGTTAAATCTGTATATCTTTCAACAATATTAACAGGGTCTGTGCCACCAAAGTAAACTGTTAAATCAAAAAGCCCTGTAGTTGATGAGTTAGATACACTTATGTTTATGCTATTACCCCAAGTTCCACTGTTTTTAGCATTAACTACCATTGTGTCATCTGGAGTTGACGCTCTATCTAATAAAGTTCTAGCAGCCGGGGCAGCGCCAGATCCAATAGTTCTATTTACATAGCAAGCTCCTCCACCATTTTGGAAGAATAGATTTACTGCTATATGTAGGTTTAAATTGCTTGAATTCTCTAAATAAGTTCCATAGAGATTTACAAACTGAGTCCAAGACGTTATTAATGTTGGAACGCCTGGACCTCTAACGGCACTTCCAACAAACGCAGCTATAGTGTTTGCGTTTGGTCCAACTACTGATTGGACTGGGTTTAGCGTTTCTTCAACGTATACACCCGGACGTAGGTATGTCATTTTGTCTCCTTTTCGTTATACCTGGATAGTTGTAGTGATCGGAGTTAGGTCGGTAGGGATATGAGTCGGGTTTGTGTTGATGTTTACCTGCTCTACTCGTCTAGATATCTCCTCAGCATAGTTTGGAGGCATCTCAGACACGATGAGTAAGGTAAACACTGTTCTAAATAAACGACGACCATCTTCAATGGTGTCTTTCTTTTTAATTTCTTCTAAAAACATATGACGCCATACACTGTCAGTTTCTGTTTCATTAGATACTAATATGTAACCAAACTTTCCTGGAAAATCTTGTAAAAACTGATGTGTTATTTCCCTTTCATGGCGTGGATGTCGAGAATATGCAGTTACTTGATATATTAAATCGTATGCAACTGGAAAATGGTATTTATAGCTTGTTATTGAGTCCCCAGTGGTTGTTCCAGCAAAATCATTATCATATAAATAACCATAAGCCTGACGTTGGTCATCAGGTTCAATTCCTATTAAATCAATAGTCATAAATGGAAAAGTCTGTTGCCTTAACTCAACGTCTGGGTAGCCAAACCATACCGGCACAGTTCGAGTTGCATTCTTTTCATCTGTTACTTCAAAACTTTGTAAGTAAGATTTTAATGCCGTGTCTTCGGCAATCATCATTTTTAAAGTCATAGCGCTAGCAGAGCTCCTAACGGATTTTCATTTATTTCTCTATGAACAATGTCTGTAGCTTTTCTTTCTAAATTCCTTTTAAAGTGTCTAATTACAGAGGAAGGAGGCTGGTTTTGATTTCCATATTCTACAAGCTCAACCTCATCAGATAGCGACTCTGGGTAGTGCACATCTATTACTTTTCCGGTTACTCTCACAGATAAAACATCAATCAAATGCTCAGGCCAGCCTTGAGTAGAGGCTAAGGCTTTAAGCTCAATAGTTAATTCGTCTTCAATAGACGTAGATACGGTGGAAGTAAAGTTATTTGCGTTTTCCACGTTTTAGCGCTTTCCTAAATCCATATACCGCCACTGCAGCTGCTAAGACTCTTGCGCCCGTAGATTTACCACCTTGTTGTGCCGCTCGGATCATTGCATCCATAAAGTCATCCGATGACGGTCCATCAACCCGATTAGAGGGCATAGCAAGTCTCCTTCTGGAGTGGCAAAGTAAAGCGCATTTGTCTTACCGTAGAAACCGCATGGCTTCTACATACACAGGATAAAGCAAAAGGCCCCCTTGCGGGGGCCTAAAGACTAATCTTTCTTTGACTTCTTTTCTTTCTTTTCTTTTACTTTTTCTTTCTTACCATAGAAGACTTCTTCTTATTTGCAGGAGCACCCTTCTTTGCAGCAAACTTCTTGTTCGCTGCCTTCAGAGTCTTCATCCCGTGCTTGTCTTTTGGACGACCACAACCGCAAGTCGCGCACATTACTTCTTCTTTTTCTTCTTGGCTTTACAATTTTTGCAAGTACAATTCTTACCTTTGGTGCATTTAGAAGTATTTGCTGCTGGAGCCTTTTTTGCAACCTTTTTAATGTTTCCCATACAGCCGCAAGTAGCGCACATTATTTCTTCTTCTTTCCACGTAGGGCAGCAAAATCAGAGCCCTCTAACTTGCCGTCTTTGTCTACATCTAACTTCTTTTGCTTAGACGACATGCCTTTTGAAGCAGACTTCTTAGCAGCTTTCTTCTTAGGTCCTTTGCCAAATCCTGGTTGACCTTTCTTTTTACCACAGCCACACATTGCGCACATAGTTACTTTCCTGTTCTCTTGTATCGGATAGTTGCTTTTGGTTTTCTAACGATTCCACCTTTTTTACGGCGAACCTTTGCTCCACCTGTATCGTACTTACTTCCGGTTAGAGCAATACTGACTGCCTTAGTAGGTTGTTTACCCACTGATTGACCAATTCGTTTTTTAGCCATTGTAACCTTTCTAAACTTGTGCGTAACTTAAAAACTGAGCGTCATTAACCATTTCATCAGGCATTACCTGTTGCATATCAACTGTAACAATAGTATATCTTTCAGAAACAATACCGGCGTTCTGAACTTTAAATGGACGGTATACCTGTCCTTTCCAGATCACACGGTCTCGTGTAGTTGCGTCTGTTGATGCAATAATTCCAGGGTTCATGCGCTCTAAGTCGTCTACGTTCATTGTTAGATGTAAAGTATCAGTATTGTAGAAACCGCGATCACTTTGTAAGACTTGACCTTGTGTAATAGTAGCTCTAATTACTGGAACTTTAACTGGAGATTTCCATACACGACCAGCTCCTACAGCCTCAACATCATAAAGAGAATCTTTTGTAGAAACGTCAGGCCTGTACACCCACCAGTCTGCCACAGTACCAGCAGGATTAGTTAAGTCTGAGGTAATACCATCACTAATTGAATCTAATTCAAAATCAGAATCAAAACGACCACCAGGGGTGTACCCACGCATTAAATCTCCTCAGCAGTATAGAACTCTAGGTTACGCTTTAATCTTTCATCTGTGGGGTTGAGCTCAATTGCTTTTTTACCGTACTCTAAAGCTTTGTTTCTATTACCTAAATGGTATTGGCTTAGCGCAGCAAAGTCGTATGGGTTTGGCCCCCAAGCAAACTCTTCACATAAATAGTCTAAAGGTTTTTCTTTAATACTTAACGCGGCTTCAGCCATCTTAAGACAAGAACCCCAAATCTCTTCTTTGTAATAAAGTTCCGACAACTCTACTAAAGCTTCTCTTCTTGTTGGGTCTTCATTATGCGCTTTTAGTAACCACTCTTCTTTTACCGTAAAATTATCATCCATTTTTGCTATGTACCTCATAGAAGCGGCTCGTTCAGGTTTCCATACAGCTGTTTGTAAACTTAAATGCCTTTTAAACTCTTTTGTTGATTCTTCGTATTGACCATAGAAATATAGCTCTCTTGCATAATAAAATGCATTTCTATCATTAAATGGGTTTTCTATAGTAGACACCTTTAGTAAAGGAAGGTACTGACTTCTAGGTTTTGAGTTATCAGCTTTATGATGTATTTCTAGCTCAGTCCACTCTTGGGTTTCTACAAAACCATGTGCGGGCGCTACTACTTCATGCACTGGATGCTTCCAAATATAACCAAATCTAGTATGTATCTTTTCTCCACTAAACTGAAGTCCCGGACTTCCATCTTGATTAAAGTTCCAAGTAAACTTGTATCTTGGTCTTGTAATATTTAACTTAAATACTTTTTCTAACTCCGGTCTCCAACCATCTACCAATAGCTCATCCATGTCCAAAGCAATACAATAATCAATATCATTAGGTAAAACGGCTAAAGATACGTTTCTAGCAACATCAAATCGCCATGGGTTTATAAAAGATTTAACTACAACTATTCCTAAGGATTCTGCAATTTCAACTGTTTTGTCTGTAGAACCTGTATCTAGTATTAAATGATAATCTGCATCTTTTGAAGACTCATACCAACGTTTAACAAATTGCTCTTCATTTAGAGCTATGGTGTATACGGCTATCTTCACGCCGTAAAGTCTATCAGGCTATTCTTCTAAGGATGCTAACTCTTCGTTAGCCGCAGATGGGCTTACGTGGTCGTACCCAATGATTTCATTTGTTTCGCTATCACGAACCTCAAATACCTCGACGCCACTTGGCTCTACTCTAATACTTGTTTTTATTACTGACATTATGAGAACCTTCCCCAGAAAGCCGTTTGACCGGCGGTTGGTGTTATTGTTGTTGGTAGGTCAGATTGAGATGATGCAAAAGAACGAAGTATTGGGTTTAAGCTAACCATAGAAACTGGGATTAAACCCGCACCAGCTAAGTAAGCGTTTCCAGGAGTACCACCTACAACAATGATACCTAGGGCGTATCTAAGACCACGTTGAATAGTGTAAGCGGATGGAAAGCCTCCGGTAGTATTAAATGATCTAGTGTAAAGAGTATTTACTGCACTAAAAATAGTAGTGTCGTTTGCGGTACGTGCTACCAGTGTTAGCTGACCTGTTGTTTCATTTACTGTGTACAAACCAAATCTAATTAGAGATGCACCTGTCGTTACGACACCAGCTGAAGACACGCTAATATTGCTTACGTTTACTGTGTTCATATGAGTAAAGTATGTAAAATATGCAGTTCCAGATGTAATAAGAGCGTTACCAGTAGAGTATCTTGGAGTTACATCTACCGCATCGATTCCGTATCCAAGGTTATCTTCTAAGTTTTCTGTTACCACATAGTGTTCATCAAGCGTTGTTTTTAAAGCATTTACGTCTAAGGCAACTGTTTGTGTTGGGCTATCGTATGTAATTGGTGAAGTTGCTACTGCTATCCCAGCGGGTCCAGTAGGGCCAGTTGGTCCGGTTGGACCTGTATCACCTATGTCGCCTTGAGGACCTGTTGGTCCAACTGCGCTTGTACGAACAAGACGCCAAGCAGTTCCAGTCCATTGGTATGTTTGACCTAAATAAGAGTACGTCTGACCACTCGTCGGTGAACTTGGAAAATCAATAGGCATTTATATCTCCTTAAATGCTATTCAAAGACTTATGGGTGATTGTACCAACCATACTAGCGTGAGATGCGCAAATGTATCTGTAACCATTGGTTGCTGCTGTCACAGGAACATTCCAATATAAAGTTCCACTTACTTTACTTTGAGCATCTGCGTTAGTAGTGACAGTTCCAGAAGTAGTTACATGTATAAGGCCAGTAGTAATATCTGTAAAACCAGAACCTGTGTCTTCTTGTAGTTTAAATGGGTGGCTAGCTTCAGATAAGTTAAAAGCAATAGTTGCCCCACCAAGAACAAAGATTGTTGGGTCATCCCCAGAGTAATGACTATTAAACTGATATGCAGTTGTTCCGTTGGCAGTTACCACTAATCTTGCTATAGCAGAATAAGCAACTTCATCAATAGTTATTGATGCTGATGTCGCATCTGTAGTTCCGCTAAATGTTGTAGAGCCCGCTGAACCTGTAGGTCCAGTCGCACCTGTAGGTCCCGTTGGACCTGTTACTGTGCTTGCTGCGCCAGTTTCTCCTGTAGGACCAGTTGGTCCGGTAGGGCCGGTAGGACCTACAACCGTTGAGTCCGCACCTGTAGGGCCTGTTGCTCCAGTGGGTCCAGTCGGACCAGTTGGACCAGGCACTGTGCTATCTGCACCGGTAGCCCCAGTTGGTCCAGTAACTGAAGGACCTGTTGGTCCAGTTGCTCCTGTTGGCCCTGTAGGGCCAGTTGAGCCGACTGCTGTTGAGTCTAAACCAGCAGGGCCAGTTGCGCCTGTAGGACCGGTAGGGCCTGTAGCTCCTGTAGGTCCAGTACTTCCTGTAGGGCCAGTAGGGCCGCCAGGGTCGCCTTGAGGACCAGTAGGGCCTGTAGGACCACCAGCAGGGCCAGTAGGGCCAGTAGGGCCGGTTGCTCCACCAAATTCTGATGTTCCAACCTCTACCCAAAAAGAATCATAATAAACATATACTGCGCCATTTTCTGTATCAAACCAAGTGTCACCCTCTAATGGTGAACTTGGTGGTACTGAGGCGTTTGGTGCAAATGTTCCACGAGAGCCAGTAGCGCCAGTTGGACCCGTAGCTCCTTGTGCACCTGTTGGGCCTTGTAAAGTTCCTACTTCATCCCATTGACTATTTACATCATCCCAAACCCAAAGAATTCCATCTATTGTGTAACCATCTCCTGGACTACCAGTTGGGTGAGCAGCGACTAAAGCCGCATAAGTAGCGTAAGTTCCAAGAACATTTATACCTGTACCTTGCGGTCCAGTTGGTCCAAGAGAGCCGGTTGGCCCAGTAGGTCCAGTAGGTCCGGTTGGACCCTCCACACCTTGAATACCTTGAGGTCCTGTTGGACCTAAAGGACCAGTTGGACCCTGAGGTCCGGTTGCACCTCTTGGGATTGTAAAGTTAAAGATTGCATTTGTAGGAGAACCACTGTTAGTTATGATTACGCTAGTGCCAGGATTACCTGTGTTAACAGAGCCTAAACCAAGAGTTGAGGTAGGACCAGTAGGCCCAGTTACACCTGAAGAGTATGGAAGGGCGTTCCAAGCGGAAGTTCCATTACCTATTTTAAATCTACCAGTATCGTATTCGTACCCAGCTTCTCCTTGAGAAAGCGTAGGGTTAGCTGTGGTCCACTCTGAAGCAAGGCCGCGTCTAAATTGAACTTTAACTGCCATTAGTCGTTTACCCCTCCACAATCAACTGGGTCTAACCCACCGTATTCACTAGTTGGCGTTCCAGCATCTACGTTTTGAAACAATGGACCTTGTGCTCCAGTTGGACCAGTTACTCCTTGAGAGCCCGTAGGCCCAGTAGGTCCCTGAGTTCCTTGTGGACCGGTTGGTCCTGTAGGACCGACAACTTGTGTGGTTTTAATTAACCAAACACTGCCATCCCAATACCATGTATGGGTGCCAACAGTAAACTCTTCATTTAGTGCTGGACTATTTGGAAAGTCTATTGGCATCGTAATCCTTTAAACAACTAAGGGGAGGAAAGTCCTCCCCTTAATTATAAGCCCATTATTTAGTTAACGTAGCCGAAGGTACGTTGCTCTTCAGGATATGGCCTTAAGTAGGTTAGAGTTGGCATGTAATGACCGTTTCTATCCTTACCACCAAATCCAAATCTTCTGTTTATAAGAATTACTGGCGCTTGTCCAGGAATATCAAAAACTTGCCAGGCTTCAAATAAACTTTGATCTGGGTATTCTGGCTCTAAACAATAGAAGTTTGAGTAGTACCACTCATCGCTTTTACCAATAAGTGCTGAGTTCCAAACTCGGTATTGTTTCCAAGAAGAAGATCCTCCGGAAAGATCCCAGTTTGTTTCTCTCTGTATATTTCCAAACTCCGCAAGGTTGAATGCTTTACCAGTATTAGTCTTGTTGTTAGTAATACGAGCACGGATATCTGCGTTACGCCATGATCCATTCCAACGACCTGAAAGGTTAGTTGCTTTGATGTAGAAGTTCCAGAATTGGTTCTCTTGGTCATCAGTAACAGCAGCAAACTGAATACGAGAGTCATCTTTCATATTAGTTGGAGTTGTTTTTGCTGCATGTGCAATCTGCTCATCATCTGATAATGCAACTTCGTATAGAAGGAACTGTTCAATAGCACCTTCCCAATGGTTTCCTGGGGTTGCGTCATGCCCTAAGTGTAAGGTGGAGAAAGAGCCACCAGGAGCAGCGTTTGAGCCTGAAGCTGTTGTTACTACAGCTGCACCATTAATTGAATAAAACAATTTAATATTAGTTTTACTCATTGTAAAGCCAACCCATAGGTAATCACCTGGGTTTAGATTTACACCGCTTGCGTTAATAGTTCCACCAGAAGCAGCTAAGCTTAAAGTAGTTGTAGACTTTGAGTAAGTAAGTGTTGCTGTACTAACTCCGGTCATTGCAAATATAGTAGTAATAGGTGCGCCAGTTTGACCACCAGAACCTACTCTTGTCCAGAAATTACCTGAAATAGGTACTGGCAATTCAATTGAGCTACCGTGTCCTAAAGTTAAGTTATAAGTTAATTGTCCGGCACCATAAGTATAAGTTGTGGTTGTACTGTTTTCGTCATTAAAATCAAGGGCTGTACGAGTTGAGTTAATTAACTCTGCCTGTGACCAGTAGACCTCAACACCATTTTGAGTTACAGTACCATCACCAACAACAAGTACAACTTTTCTAAAGTTAGAGCCGGCAAATGTGCTAGTAACATTAATACGTTTTGTTACGTTTGCGTCTAACGAAATGTTACCGCTATCTGCTGTGTCAAGTACGGTAGTTCCACCGGCGTCAGTTCCTAAAATACGGATAGACACTGTTGTAGCTACGTTAGATGTTACATAAACTGAAGCTGATGTAGAGAACGCAGAGCCTAAGTTAATAACATCAGATGTTAAAAGGCCTTGAACTGAGGTTGTTAGAAAACGTGCTGAGTAGTAACCAGATACTCCGCGCTTACCTTGAGTAACCCAGAATGAACCACCAGAGGCTGTCCAGTATGAACCGTTACGGAAAGCTCCGTTTTGCAGATAATCGGTGCGGCTAAGCATGGTAACAACACCAGCGTTAAATTTACATGGAAGCATGTTCACACGGGTTGCTGTAGTGGCTTGTGCTTGTCGGTAAAACTCTACCGGGTACACCCGCATAGTGTTATTTAGGGTACCTTGAGACATTAGTTACTCTCCTCTTCTTTAGGGTACTTCTCTTTAACTGCTTTAATTCTAGCGTCAATTTCTTTAATTGGCTTGTCATTTCCTTGACGAGCATCATAAAGGGCTGCTAGTTGGTCTGCAGCTGACGGGTACTCCAGAATTCTATCGTTTATAATCATTTGACCTTTTATTGCTTCTTTTGCTGCTTTTTGGTCTTCAGTCTCTTCAATGTTATAAACTGTAACTGTGATCTCTGGGTCTGTTGGTTCGCCTTGGAATCCGTATTCACTAGTAACGTTTAGCTCAACGTTCTCTGGTGTTTCTACGTCTTCTGGCTTTTCGCTGTAGATTACTTCTAAAACAGGAGCCTCTACTACCTCAGGGGCTGGCACAATTGGTGCATCTAATTCATTGTTAATATCTTCTGACATATTTCCTCCTATTTAATTCCGTATATAGCAACCCAAGATTGCGGGTGCAAATACCCAGATTCAGCTTGAATCCAAATTCTATGAATAGGCCTTGAATTTCTGTTTGAGTCACCTTCGTTAGCTTGGTTCCAACCATAACCATAAGATTGGTAGCCTATCTCTTCTTGGGTTCTCCAACCTATCCAGTGATGTACGTTTTGTTCTCTACTATAGCCAGGTATATGAATTTCGGTATAGCCTGAGTTGTAGTTATCAGGGCTATAATATCTACCTATGTAATACCTATCAGCGTTATCTACGTTTTGAGTAGACGTACCCGTGTAAGCCCAACGACTATAATGTCCAGTGTTACCGCTTCCACTATAGTTATTAAAGCGCATAGAAACCCAGTTAGGGTAAGTACCGCGTTCTCCATAAAACTCACCTTTAATTACTAATGTTCTATAAGTTTGTGGAATAAAGTTAAACTCCAACTGATGCATGTTATGGCCATCATTAGTTCCGTTTGCTAATCTGTAACCAGCACGGTTGTCAGTATCTAACTTCATACTATTTTTTGGATCCCACATAGCTAACAATACGTAATCTTTAGCCTGCCAAGCAAATTGTTTTTCATACGCTTGTTGTTGAGTTTCAGGATACTTTGGGTCAAGACTTTGCCATGAGTAGTCACCATCTTGGCTTGAGTTCTTTACCAATACATCCCAACGTTTACCGCCGTGCTTTATTGGATCTGGATTAAACGTATTAGCCATGTTATGCGACCTCCGCGCCAAATAGATTAAAGTTAATTTCACCAGAGTCTGCCGCTACATACAATTTATCTCCAGCTGACAAGGTGATTCCTTGTCCAAGTGTACGGCTTTGACGAGGGGATACCTGCTCATCAAATGCAATAAAGTGGTCTAGTGATAGGTTTTCAAATGATGTTCCAGATGGAAGAATTGCAATTCTGTATGGAGAGTTAATTTTTCCTGCATTTGTTACAACAATAGAAGAAACCATTGTTGAAGTCGAGGCTGGAACTGTGTATAGAAGTGTTTGAGGGCCAGCAAATGAACGGCCTGTATATGACTTATTTACATCTCCCAAGAAGCCATTACGACGCTTATCAAATGGAGCAAGATATGTCATGTCCGGAACATCTGGGTTAAATGGAGCCTCAGCATACTCTCTGTAACGGCCAAAATATAAATCATCAAACATATGATAGATATTATCTGCTGATGTTTTATAGAAAGCAAAACTTACATATGAAGTACGACCATCTGTAGTCATTGTAGTAAATATTCTTTGCCATTTATTAGTACCACCAGTATTAGCGTAATCTGCAGAGAAATCAAGATCATTGCCAGTAACATATCTGTAATCTTCATCCCATTGATGAATACGGAAACGGTAGGTAGATGCTGTGTTAGAACTCCAACGCATTAAACTAAATCCATAGTTGTATTGCTGCTGAGCAGATACTGGAACTAGATCCTCTGGATATGGGCAAAGCGTAGTTTGGTTTACGCCTCTAAATGGATCCCATCCGGTATACAAAGCAACAGCACGAGAGTCATCAGCTGAAAATTGTGCACATATATCACTTCCCCAAGTATTTGGGTAAATAGCAGGCTCACTAGTTGAGCTGTTTAGTAACGCCTCACTTAAATAATATCTAATGTATGGAGTTGAGTTTCTTGAGTCAGTCGTCATTTTCCAACCTTCAATTGAACGTTGTTCAAAAGACGGGTTCTTAACGTAGTTAATGATTTCAGGAGGACGAGCTGCAGAAGGTCTTACCTGTGCTAATGATTTATAATTAAATGCCATGTTAGCTTATCTCCGCTCCAAATAGTTTGAAGTTTACTTCTCCGCTATCTGCGGCTACATACAACTTATCTCCAGCAGAAAGAGTCATTCCTTGAATCAAAGTTTGACTATTTTGAGGCTTTAACATCTCATCAAATCTTAAAAAGTGCTTTAAGGAAAGGTCATTAAGAGTTTCTCCAGATTTAATTAACGCGACTCTTTGTGGAGTTACTATTTTTCCAACATTAGTAGAAATCAAACTTGAAACAGTAGTTTGAGTTGCGTTAGGAGTTGTATATAACAAAGATAATGGACCAGCATAAGAACGGCCTGTATATGAATTTCCAGGATCTCCTAAATATCCGTTGCGACGCTTATCAAATGGATAAAGATATGTACAATCAATTGACCCATCTAAGCTAAATGGAGCTTCTGCGTACTCTTTGTACTCACCAAAGTAAATATCAGTAATGTAAGGAGATGCGCCGTTTCCGTTAGTAGTTTGAATACTTATGCTAACCCACATACAATCTTGCTGCAGTTCAATAGTAGAAAAGTATCTTTCAAACTTTGATGCGCCACCGTTCCACGCACCGTTGTTACCAGGGTTGTGGTTCCAATCGTTCCAAGTAATCCAACGCTTATCTCCATCATACTGGTACAAACGATACTGTATGTTGTTTGTACTTGAAGTTACCGGCATTTGACTCCAAGCAATATTATATTGTTTATAAGGATTTACTGGAATTAAATTATGAGGTTGGTTTGCTGTATTGCTAGTTCGATGGGACATATCATATGGCTCTGACATGTAAATTCCCATTGAAATATCAGCTTCTGAAGTCCAACGAAGAACGTTTTTGCTACCCCAAGTTGCTGGGTAAGACTGTGGCTCACCACTAACAGTGTCTAGAAGTTGCTCTACCGGATAAATGTTTTGATACCAATGGTATCGTCGGTCAGATGCCCATGTATACCAATTATCAAGACCACGCTCAGTAAATGATGGATTTTTAATCCAGTTAAACACTTCAGTCTTTTTAGCCGCAGTTGGACGGACTGAGCCTAACATCTTATATACTTGAGGCATTATTTACCCTTTTCTTCCGAAGTAACTATATCACACAGATTCTTGTTCATGGGTTATAACGCCGCCATCATGAATGGGTGAGCAAATGTTACGTTATCTACATAATCTTTTCTAGTAGCGTGTGAGGCTGCGGTTGGAAGCGCATTTGTAATTGAAACAAATGGAGCGCTTGCACTAGTTGAAGCTGCAAGGGTTGTAACCTCTGTAGCTCCAGCTTTAAAGGCATCAAAAGTAACACCAGCAAAGTTAATTGTTCCACCAGTTGGGCGTGTATCTAACTCTGAGAATAGTTTCCACTTACCATCAGTATTATCTTTAGCAAGGCCTGCGTACTTTGGACGATATACGTTTGTAGCGTTTGCAGCACCTGATAAACCGGTTAAAGTAGTATCAGCAGTTGTTAAGTTAACTGTAATAGATGATGTTCCAACAGCTGCTACGGCATACGTACCATTAAAGGTTCCGTTTACGCCAGTAATAACTACAG